TACTGATTCTAAAGTTTATAATTTTGAACAAGAAAAGGAATGGAAAGCCATAATGGATTTAGAATTATTTGATATGAACTCAGATGGTAAAAAAGATATTATACAATTAAGACAAAACAACGATGGTATATCTAAAATACTCGTGTATATCGATTCAAATGGTAAATACCTTTTAGATGATACCTATTTCGATAACCCATTAGATGGTGGTAAAGCGGAAGGAAATATGGATAGTTACGGATGGAGTTCCTTTAAATTTGATGATATGGACAAGGATGGGGTGGTAGATATTGTAGCGGAGAATTATAGTGATAGTAAAACCAATGGTTATAAAAAGATAAATAATAAATGGGTTAAGTACACATTTCGTTGATAATCAATGATTTAGCTAACTGATTGATAATCAATTAGTTATAAAAAACTTTTCTTAATAGGTAAGAAAATGTTTGGAAATCCCAAAAAAATGTTGTATATTAGCTTTATAAGATTAAGAGATAAACAATTTAAAATTTAAAACAAATAAAAAAATGAAAAATCAAGAAAGAAACGAAAAATGTAATTGTGGTTCAGGTATTAAGTACAAAAAATGTTGTATGAAAACTAGCCAAACTAATCAACCCAAAAATGAATACATCAATACATTTGGTGCTTATTATAAAGATGATACATTAGATGGGTTCTCATTTGGTGTAATGGGTTATGAACAAGCTAATATGTTATCAACTGCTGTTTTTAAAATGACAGAGGCTGAGTTAGAAGATTTGGAAAAAACTGGTGAAGAGTTTGATGCAAAGGAGTGTTTCAAACATTTAGAAGATAGTATCAAATATTGGAATTTACATACTATTGGTAGTGAAAGAAGAAAAGAAAAGCATTGTATTGCAAATGTAAATTTTGGAGATGAGAATATATTAAAATCAACTATGTGTATAATGCAAGATATTCATATTCTTACTACATTAGGTTACATTAAAAATGATAACTATAATGGAATGACTTATGGTTATGCATCAGAAAAATTTTAAATTACAATAAACTAAATAAGTTATGAGCAAATTTAAATTAGTAAGTAAACCTAAAAAAGATTGGTCTCCTGTATTTAAAAATAATACTGCAGTAACGGATGTAGTATGGGGACCTATTCAAATTAATGGAACAAATACAATAGGATGGTGTGGATTAACTCCATCAACTAAACCATTTTCAAATTTTATGAATAAGGCAAATGAAACAATCTTTGAAAATGCAGATATAAACATTATTCCAAATTGGTATTATGATGAGATTGTTGAGTATGCATCTCAAAGAGAGGATTACAAAGTAATGAAGATATCCCTATATGCATCAGATTTTATAGTTGTAAATGAAGATTATGGTAGATTAATGTTCGCTCCATATTCAGATGGTGTTATGTTGTATGGTATTAACATCAATAAAGAATTAAGAAATAAAGGAGTTGGGACAGAAGTAATGAATAAGTTATATGATTTATCTGAGGAGATGAATATACCAATTTATTTAATACCATATCCAGATGATAATTTCCCAACAAAAGATGAAAAGAAATGCATTGATAGATTAAAATCATATTATGAAAGAATTGGATTTGGACCTGTATCCGATAGTTCATTAATATGGTGTAACTTTGAATAATAAAATTATGGAAATTTGGAAAGATTTAAATGGATATGAAGGGTTATATAAAATCTCATCATATGGAAACATTTTAAATGTTAAAAGAAATACTATAAAAATAAATGGATATGACAGGTATGTTTTGAATGTATTATCAAAAAATAATAAAAAAGTTACTGTTAAATTACATCGTTTAGTTGCTCAACATTTTGTTGTGAATCCAAATCCTTCCGAATATAATATTGTATGTCACAAAGACCATAATACCTATAATAATAAAAGTGATAATTTATATTGGGGTACACAAAAAATGAATCTACAACAATCTAGTTTAGAAGGTAGGTATAAAAAAAAATAAATTATTTTTCCACATTCTTCGTGTTTGGGACTTTAGGTGCATATTTATATTCGAGAACAAAGAAAAAACCAACAAAGTTTCTAATTAGAATATAATTCACTTTATATAATTAAAACCTGTCTGGTTTCTTTGTTCTCAACCGAAGATACTTTGTGACAGGTTTTTTATTGTCCCAACATCTTCAACCGAAGAACTTTAAGTGCGGTATAACACTTTCAAACATTCATCCGTAGTGTCCTAAATGATATAGTAAATCATTTCTCTGGCTCAATTAATCAGTTGGGAAGGAGTCGTAAGTGGGAGGAACACCTTTGGCCTATAAAGGGTAAGTTAGTGTATTGTAACGGAGACAGTAAGAGACGTAAAGTAATATATTGTAGGAGGTGAAATCTCACAAGTATATGAACTCTGAAGCTTTATAGGAATAAATACGTCTACTAAACAACACTATTATTACTGAATTTGGATAAATGTATTAAAAAAAATGTATACACCCCTAACTTATTAGCGATTCAGTAATGGGTTGGTACTCTTTATTAAAATAACTTACTGATTATTTGGAAATATCAAAATAATGTTGTATCTTTATATAAATTATTTAAAATTAAAACAAATACGTTATGGTAAAAATTGAAAAAACTTACACCTCAGGAGGTGATTCACTTCAAATTGAATGGAGTAAACAAGGTATTCATTTAAATTTCTCTAATAAGATTGATGAAACTTATTTTGAATACATTATTGAAAAGACTGATTTACATGAATTTAGTGAAGATATAAGAATCTTTACTGATGCAATTAATGATTCAGATGAAACCGAAACTAATTAGTTATGAATCAACACACCTATACTTCCAAATTTATTTCACAACAACAAAAAGAAAATTGGGAAGAGAAAAATCTAATAGAGTTTCAATCTTTAGATTTCGAAACTGATATCATTCCTATTCTTAAAGAATGTTATAACATTGCTAGTAAAGATACTGATATATCAATTCCTTATTCAGATGTAATATTGAAAAATATTAATTTAATTACTGCTAAAGAGCCAATGAGTATTACATACAAACAATGGAAATCATTTATGGCTTATCATAGATGGAATTGTAAAAAAGAAATCCAACAGAATAATTTACATAAATTAGGGTTATAGCTCATTATTTTTCGGAAACTCAGATTACATATACTTATAGCTACACAAACAAATACAATGAATCGTATCAAACAATTTAAAGAATCCATTCGTTTAGGCGATTGGATAGAATCAGGTATCCATTTCTTCAGTTTAGGTTATGGTGAAAAAATATCACTTTTTATTGCTAAAACCTTCTTCAATCTAAATGATTGCGGTTGCTGTTCGCGTAAACAATTTCTTAATAGATTAACAAATCCTTCCTATGATGGAAGATGTAATGATATCAAATTATTTTAAACAAAACAAACAATATGTCACAAATTACAACAGCAGTAAGTGGTAGTTCATTTTTAGATATAAATGGAACACTTAACCCAGGTCAAACTCCACAATCAGATAAAGCCTATATGATTGATTGGAGTAAATTAACATCAGTAAATGATTTAGTTTTAATCCTTTCAATGTTAGGAATAGCATTTCCGGGTAATCATCCAGGAATTATACAAATCAAACAATTTTTAGATTTTAATAGTCCAATTGATATTAGTAATGCACCAACTACACAAGTTGGAACTCCTACACCAAAAGGTCCAACTCCATCACCAAAAGTAAAATAATAGTTATGGAATTAAATGAAACAGAATTAACTGAATTGAAATCGGTATTAAGTGAAATATCTACGAGAATACCAGAAAACAAAGCAAGTTACGTTTGGAATATGTTTAATCACATAAGAGGAGAAAGAGAAGTCCAACCATGCATGTGTCAATCCGCAGCAGGACATTGGGTTCGTGCAATAGATACTCTTCGTAACTATATAAGTAATAAATGATAAGTGGAAGTCAAGAACTAATATCAGAATGTAGTAAAAGATTAGAAGTGCTTTACAATACCAAATATAAATGGTTATTAAATGAAGCAAAGAAACTAACAAAGAATCGTGAAGAGAGTGAAGATTTAGTGCAGGAGTTATTTGAATATCTTCATATTAAATGTAATCCAAAACTATTTTACGAAGATTCATACAATATATTCTATTGTAATAAATTCTTACATAGTAGGTTTATGAATAAGACTAAGAAGTTAAATAAAACTATTATCGTAGAAAAGATGAAAGATTTACCAGATGAGGATATCTACGATATTGAATTTGATACCAAATTAGAAACTGCACACAATCAAGTCATAAGTGAACTAAAGGATTTACAAAGAACTAGATTATGGCCATCAGGTAAAATCTTTGAACTCTATTGGATGTCAACTGATACCTTAGATGAAACTGCAAAGAAAATTGGTATCAGTAAATCAACTACATTCATTGCAGTAAAGAAAATAAGAAAGTATTTAAAAAACACAATTGATAATCCCTTTAAAAGAGATGATGAATAATATTACTAGGAGAGTATGAAAGAGAAACGGGGAATACTGCAATGGATTTTCAAAATATACCTTATATTTGCTTTGGTATGGATTTCCATTGCACTTTCCTTTGATGTGGTAATGTTGGTATTACATTTCTCTAATAGAGAGGATTTAATTAAAACGATTCTAAATAAGTTACGATAAAATAAATAATATGACAGATGAAATATGGAAACCAATAGATGGTTTCAAAATATACCAAATATCAAATTTTGGTAGAGTAAAGAGTTTAGAAAGAACTACACCTGTTGGTAATAGGGGTGGTTACAAATTAAGACCTGAATTTATAATGAAAGGTTGTGATTTTGGATATGAGTATCTTAAAGTTAATATGAAAGATAATAGTGGTAAGATAAAGAATATGAAGGTACATAGATTAGTTGCACAACACTTTATTCCTAATCCACATAACAAACGTTGCGTTAATCATAAAGATTTCAATCGTTGTAATAACCATATAGATAACTTAGAATGGTGTACACACGCAGAAAATAACAAACATCAGAGAGATGCAGGTAGACATAGTAATGGTAGAGGTACTAAAAAAACAATTAATAATGCCTAGTCCACATAAAAGAACTTCTAAATCAGGCAGAGTCTATTATACTAAAAATAGGTTATATACACCAGTTGATAAAAAGAAAGATATCCGTCCCTTCATGCATTCTAAAACTGACCCTTATTATCTTGCGTATTTTGAAAGAAAAACTCAAATCCGTAGTGAGTATCCATTTTGGAATAAGATGACAATGGAACAATGGAGAGAATACTTTGAAAGGATATACACCCTAATGCAAACTGATGAAGATTACCTTCATTGGATAAAGGTGATTAATGCAACTGAAAGACAAAAAATGAATTGGGATATCTTAGATAGAAAGATACAAAGACAAAAGGAATATCCAAATGGATTTTCTCATGATGAATAAAACGAAAACATATGTTTACATTATATCATATTAAAGGAATTAAATGGGGATGTACTAACGCATTAGGAGAAAGATTGCGTATGCAAGGTTATACTGAAGGAGATGTATCAGAAACCATAGAGGTTTCAGACATCGTTACCGCTACTGTAATGGAAGAGGAATTAAATAAAAGAGATGGTTATGGTTGGAACAAATCACAAAACTATATGAGAGTAGTAGAGGCAGGAAGGAAGAGAGGACCATTTAAAGAACACGAGTATAAGAAGGGTGGATTAGTTACTGGCCATAAATTAGTAGAGGATGGTAAGTGGGATGCTATTAGGAAGAATGGAGTTAAGAAGGCTGCAGAATTAAAGAGAAGAGCGGTAATAGTATTTCATGCACTAACTGGTGAAAGACATAGTGAATGGGAAGGTATTGTAACATGTGCAATCGGATTAGGATTACATCGTGCAACTATTAATAAAATGTTACGAGTAACTGAAGGTAAGATATTTAAACATAGGGTATCAAAGACCTATAAAGGATTTACCTTTCAATACAAAACCCCACGCTAGTGTTATTATTGTAAATTACAACGCTAAACAAAACAATTATGGCATTTCAAAAGGGACAGAGTGGAAATAAGAATGGACGTCCAAAAGGTGCACAGAATAAAACCACTGCAGAGATTAAGGAGATTATTACGAGAATCGTTGGTAATCAATTAGAACATATAGAAAAGGATTTGGATAAGATAAGAAAGAGTGACCCTGCTGAGGCAATGAGGTTATCATCTCGTTTCATCGATTATGTTATACCAAAACAAACTCGCATTGATTTAGAAGGTGAACTGACACATAGAGTAGAGAAAGTAGTTATAGAAATCAAAAAGACTAATGATAGTAAACATTCAGACAACAGTTAGTTTTGAACATCTACAAGAATCCAAACAAAGAGTAGTACAATGCATTGGTGGTACACGTAGTGGAAAGAGTTATGGTATCACACAATGGTTAATCGTGCAAGGGATAGAAACTAAAAAGAATATCTCCATAGTCAGAAAGACAATCCCTTCACTCAAGAGAACTAACATAAAGGATTTCAAAGATATACTAATTGATTTAGGAATATGGAAGGAAGATGACTGGAACTCAACTGAGAGGGTTTATCATATGGGGAATGGAACTACCTTCACCTTTGTAAATACAGATGACCCTGATAAGTTAAGGGGGTTTAAATCGGATATACTTTGGTTAGATGAAGCATCTGAAATGGATGAGGAATCCTTTTTCCAATTGAGTATCCGTACATCAGGTAAGATAATTCTATCCTATAACCCTACCGTCTCGCCTTATCATTGGTTAAGAACAATGGTAGATTGTGATAGATACATCACTACCTATAACGATAATCCATTTCTACCAAAAGAAATGATTGAATCCATTGAGGCACTACAACATAAGAATCCAAAGTTATGGAGTATCTATGGTAAAGGTGAGTTCACTGCAAACGATAAGGCAATCTATCAATTCCGTATTATAGAAGATTGGGATGAGAATGAAACGACTTTCGTTGGATTTGGTTTAGACTGGGGATACTCACAAGACCCTACTGCAGTTGTTGCGGTATATAAGGATGGTAATGAAAACCTTTATGTAGAGGAAGTACTTTATGAAAAGGGATTAGTAATGAAAGATATTGCGGATAGATTGAATAGATTCGGTATAGATAAGAGTTATGAAATATGGTGTGATTCATCTGAGCCACGAAGCGTGGAAGAGTTATATCGTATGGGATTCAATACTAAGGCAGTAAAGAAAGGACCTGATAGTATCAAATTTGGTATATCAGTATTACAAAACTGGAAGATAAACGTTCTTAAATCATCACAGAATCTAATCAATGAGATGTATGGGTATCAGTATAGTACGGATAAACATGGATACACAACTGATGTACCGGAAGAAGGATTAGACCACTTAATGGATGCACTGAGATATGTTGCACTAATGAAACTAACACAAACTGCACAAAAGAAAGGAACATACGCACTTTCTATTGGAGGAGTTCGTTATTAGTTAAACAACTAATTAGTTAAACAACTAAATATGAATGATAAACAAACGTGGACAGAAGAGGAGTTAAAGGATTTAATCCTCTTTGCACAGGGAGTAAGATTAGAGAATGAAGAACTTAAAGCAAAGATAATAGCAATGGATGCGTATGTAAGAAACGGAGATGCGAAGATAAGACAACTGACACTTACTATACATCAGTTAATGAATAACACAACAAGATTTAATTAAAATAACAATATGAACAAACAAATAACTCTAACAATTCCAACAGATTGGAATGGTATATCACTTAAAACCTATCTTGCACTTCAAAAGGAATTAACCAACTATGGTGATGATGAAGAGGCAATGGTAGCAGTTATGTTACATACCCTTTGTGGTTTAGATGCACAATATCTAAAAGGTATAGCAATAAACGATTACAATATGTTAAGAAATGAATTGGGTACATTCATCAGTAAGGTAGACCACGAATTAGTTCCGATAGTAGAATGGAAAGGGGTTAAGTGGGGATTTGAACCTAACCTATCTCAAATGAGTTATGGTTCTTATTTAGATATCAGTAAGTACGATACCCTTGCAATAGATGATAATTGGGTAAAGATAATGAATATACTATATCGTCCTATTACTGAACGTAAGGGAGAGTTATATAGTATAGAACCATATACTTCAGGTATTGATAATACTAAAGAGATTAGTCAATGGGGAATGGATATTCATTTCGGAGCATTGTTTTTTTTTCTTCATTTGTCAACGGACTTAGTAACTTCTATCCCGAACTATTTGAAGGAGCTGGACAATCATCCCAACACCAAGCTAATTTTGCAAAAAAGTGGGGAAGTTACCAAACAATTATTGAACTCGCAGGGGGTGACGTTACCAAATTCAACGAAGTAACTGGATATCCCTTAGAGATGTGTTTATTATATCTTGCATATAAATCAGATAAAGCGGTGGTAGATAATCTAATCCATAGAGAGAATTTAAAAAGGCAAGGGGCATAAGTATAATTGGGATTTGCGTTGTTATTAAAGATAAACAAATTCATCTAATGGGTAAATGGTCAAATTCACGTAATGGAAACCTTCGTTATTCTGTTAATAGAGAGAATCAGAGTGGCATATATATAGGACCAACTTTAGGTTTATCATCTCCTAAGAATAGTAGAAGAGGTTGTCTATGTCTTAATGAAGATACATACGATGTTAAGTGTTGTAAAGGACACCTAATGGAACAAGGTATCGGTGTAATTGAATCACCAAGAAGAACAATAGGTGGCGCATTCTCCGATGGATTTAGTAGTGGATTTGAAATAATATTCGATTAAATTTACAAATAAGAATCATATGGCAGAATTAAGTAAAAATCAACTGAAGTCAGATAATAATCTAGATTTTCCTAACAATAACATTGGTGCAATCACACCGGCAACCTTACGTTCATTCAACGCGGATATGATTGATTCGACTGTGAATCAAACCATATATACTGCAGATTCTGCTAGTTGGACTAATGATATAGATGTACTACAAGCATTTAGTGCATCACAATACAATTTAAATAGAACTCTTGCAACCACAGGTTCAAATACCTTTGTTGGTAATCAAATCGTTAGTGGTACTGTATTCACTAATGCACTTGATACTACAACTGGTAACACACTTACCATTTATAGTGATTTAGATGTGAGTGGTAGTTTTGTTTCTAATTTACAAGCAGGATATGTGTGGTTAGGAAGTACTAATGGAAGGGCAGTAGCAGTTCCATCATCTTCTATCGCAGCAGGTGGTTCAACTGATTTAAGTGCATTAAACGCATTCACTGCATCACAGAATACAAAGAATAGTACTCTTGCATCTTATACAGGTAGTAATGATACAAAGTGGAATACATTAGGTGGATTGACTGGTAGTTTTGCAACTACTGGTAGTAATACATTCGTAGCTACTCAAACTATCAATGCGGATTTAATCGTTAGTGGTACAATCAATGCATATAAAATTAATACAACAATAGAATCCTCTTCGGTAATATTCAGTAGTGGTTCTAATATATTAGGTGATTCTACTTCAGATACACAAACCCTTAATGGGACAGTGATAGTATCAGGGTCACAAAGAATAACGGGTAGTACATCAACTACTGATACCATAACCATAAACAAAAGTGGTGGTAATGGATTAGTAGTACCTTCAAGTGGAATAGCTGCAGGAGGAACTATCACAGGTGCTAATGGAATATACGCACTTAATAGTAATGTAATATCAGCAGCAAATACAAACAATTCAGGTTCACAATATCCAGGATTTACTGCAATAGTTTCTGCGGCTGAAACACCAACTGATGTATATGGTGGATTCTCAATCAATAATAGTGCAGCAGAAACCTTATTAGGTGTAGTGGTACAAAGTTATTCAACAGAATATGGTGCACAACCAGTTCCAATGATATTTGGTGGTACGAACTATAATGGTTCTGCTACTGCAATAGGATTATCAGGAAGTGTAATCGATTTATGGAAACCAACTAATGTTAAGAGTGGATTATCCATAACTGGTAGTGTAGGAATAACTGGCAGTGCAACAATAACTGGCACTACAACAATAACTGGTAGTGTAGGAATAAGTGGTAATCAAACAATAGGTGGTACACAAACTATTACAGGAGCACAAACTCTTAATGGTAATGGTAATGTTGTTAGTGGTAGTATAAACTTTAATGGAACTGCAAGATTTAATAATACTGCATCACTTTATAATACTATAAGATTAAATAATAATATAAGTCCTGATACTAACTTTTTAACTGTGGATGTTGCATCAGGCTCAATAGTTTTACAATCACCTAATGCAGGTGGTGGTATTAGTGGATTAGCACATTTAAGTTCATCTGCTGTTTCTACTCAAGTAAACTTAGTATTCAAAAATAGTACAACAGCTGCTGATACAATCATATCAGGTAGTAACAACATATTTGTAAATCAATCGGCACCAACTGCAGGTTTCAAAAGATATTTCGGTGGTAGTGGTAATATAGCATTACAAAACAATGCAATACAGATAACTGGTAGTATGGGATTCTCTCCTACTATGAATAATAATATATGGAATGGTAGTGCTGGTATAAGTATGAGAGGACCTGCCAGTTCATCTGCATGGACTATATCAAATAACATAGGAGCAAACTCAACTGCTTGGACTATAGGAACTGCAGCAGGAACTCCTGCTAACCAATTGATATCAGGATTTAATGCAACAGGAAATGTTGGTTCTTTAAACCCTGCTATAACTGCATATAAAACACCTCTTTCCGCATCAGTTGCTTTTACAAATAATAATGGAAGTGGACAGATATCAATGAACTGCGATAGTTCATCTATCTCATTTGCAAATAACTTAACTGCAGGTAGTACAACGATAAACAACTCATACTTCCCTTCGACAGTAAACTCAAATGCTTCAATTGCTTTAAGTAATAGTACTATTTTTGGTACATCTACTACAATTAATGCATCAGGTAGTGATACTACATTTACCGCAGTTGCACCAAGAGGAGCATTTAATAATATAATTGGTGGATACTCTACAATAGGATTAGTTTTAAATGGAGATAATTCATCACTAAACTCATCAGCAATAGTAGGTGGTGGATTAGTAGTAACCGGTTCAAATAGTAAAGTTGCAGGAGCAACTGCTAATGCGGATTTCGGTTCTGCATTCTTTGGTAGATGGAATGATGTAAATGGTAATAGAGCATTATCTGGTCCAACTGTCTTTGCAGTAGGAACTGGTACATCAACATCACTTAGAAAGACTGCATTCTTAATTGATTCAGGTTCTAATACCTTTGTAGAAGGTACATTAAACGTAAGTGGTAGTACTTCTATGACAGGTAGTTTAAGTGTTAATGGTAGTACCATAGTAAGTGGTAGTGTAAGAGGTAATGTGTTAACACAAACTATTATATCTACAACTGCATCATTTGATTTCAGTACTGCTAACTTCTTTGAATTAACTTTAGTTAATGCTACTAACACAAGAGTAGAAGCAACTAATGTTCAACCAGGTCAAACAATAAACGTATTGGTAAAACAAGCATCTAGTCCTGGTAATGGAACAATATCATTCAGTTCTGCATTTGATTTCCCTGCAGTATCACCATACACTGCATCGGTAATAGCAGATGCTAAAGATATACTTACATTTGTAACATTTGCAAACACAGGTTCAATATACGCTGCAGCAGTTAAAAACTTAATATAATATGAGATTTTCACCATTTTCATTTCAAGGTTCAACCGGAGTACTTTCTGAATACTTAATTGTAGGAGGTGGGGGTTCTGGTGGAGATGGATTAAGCGGAGGTGGAGGAGGAGGAGGTGCAGGTGGTTTTGTAACCGGCTCACTTACTTTAGATTCACTTCAAACATATCCAGTAACAATTGGTAGTGGTGGTATATTCATTTCAAATACAGTAACCGGTAGTAATGGTCAAACATCATCCGTATTCGGTGCATCCGCATTAGGCGGAGGTGGTGGTGGTGGTAGTTGGGCAGTATTAGTTGATTCAGTATATCAACAAGTTGTCTTAGACGGAGCTGCACCAACTTCTGGGTTCGTAGGTTCGGGTGGTGGAGGAGCAGGTGGAGTTCAGACTGGTAATAACGGAAGTAGTGGTGGACAAGGAACTTCACCACAAGGTACAAGAGGAGGAGATTCAACTTTCTACAATCCTTCTTATGGAGGAGGTGGTGGAGGAGGTTCTGCAGTGACAGGTTCAAAACCAATCGTTGTTGGAGGTAATACGACAGTAGGTGGTAATGGTGGTAATGGAACACAATGGTTAGATGGAAACTACTACGCAGGTGGTGGTGGAGGAGCTGGTGGAGCTGCATCTGCTAATGCTGCTGAAGATAGTGGTAGTGGTGGATTAGGTGGAGGTGGTAATGGTGCATCAGGTGGCACATACCAAACACCAACAGCAGGTTCAAACGGAACTCCAAACACCGGAGGTGGTGGAGGTGGAGCATTTGGTAAGTTTCAAGGAAGTCCAAGTGTGCCAGTATCAGGTGGACCAGGAAGTGGTGGTAGTGGTATCGTAAAGATTAGATATGAAGCAGGATTACCTCTTGCAACAGGTGGAACTATTACTTCAGGTAGTGGTTACATTTATCACACATTTACATCAAGTGGAAACTTTACATTTACTAATTAGTGAAAAAACTAATTAGTTAATTAACTAAATATAAATTAAAATAACTATTTTTTAACTCTGCTGTGTTATTACAGCTATAAAGAAAAAACAAACAGATATGAACTCAAAAACAGTCTTACAAAAAATAATGACTTTACTTTCTTCAAAAGAAGTAACATTTACATACGCGAGATTGAAAGATGGTACGATTGTAGAATCACCAACTTTTGACGTAAATGAAACATTAGAAGTAGTTTCAGAAGATGGAACTAAAACTCCAGCACCAGATGGTACTCACGAATTAGAATTAAAAGATACTGAAGGTAACGAAAGTTATATCAAAGTAATTTCTAAAGATGGTATCATCGTTGAAAGAGAAAACGTAGAATTGGCAGATGCTGAAACTAAAAAGGTAGAAGATACTCCTGAAGCAGGTAATGCTGATAAAGAGAATGTAATGCCAGAAGTACCAGGTGAAATCAAATCAGGTACAATTAAAGCAGCTGAAATTGATGAAGTTTCAGATGTAATGCCAGAAACTGATGGTGAACCTTTAGCACCTATTGAAGATGAAACTGAAATGGGAGCAAAAATTGAAAAGATGGCTTATAGAATCGCTGAGATGGAAAAGAAAATCGCTAAGATGGAAGAAGCAATTGTTCCTCCTGTTAATTCAGAAGTAACTGAAGAAGTTGCTGGAATTAAAATGGAAGAAGAATTACCAAAATTAGATGGTGCTCCAATCGAATCAGTTAAGATGTCTACAATAGAACAAAACGCAAAAAATTATGGTAAGAAGATAGAAAATTCACAATCAAACTTCCTATCTAAATTATACAAATAAAATTATTTAATTTCAAAAGAAAAAAACAATGAACAGAAAACAAAATTTCGCATTGCCAACCATTGATAACTCTAGTTATAGAGGTGAGGCAGCATCGGGATACATCGCAGCAGCGTTGTTAAGTGCAAACACATTGGATAAGAAATTGATTACTATCATGCCAAACGTGAAGTACAAATCAGTTATCCAAAAATTAGACGTAAGTGGTATCATACAAGATGCTTCTTGCGATTTCGTAACAAGCGGTTCAGTAGCAATATCTGAACAAGTCCTAACTCCAAAAGAATTACAAGTTAACTTACAATTATGTAAGCAAGAGTTTGTTGATTCATGGGAAGCATTACAATTAGGATATAGTGCATTTGACACTATTCCAGCATCATTTAATGATTTCTTAGTATCTTACGTTGGTGGTAAAGTTGCAGAAGCAACTGAAACTGCAATCTGGCAAGGAACTGAATCAAATGGTTCTTTCTTAGGTTTCCAAGCCCTATTATCTGCTTCAGCAGTAACAACTGGCTCTACATCAGTAGTAGCAGCAGGTGCTAGTTCATCAACTTCTAACGCTGGTGCAATCTCTGGCTCTGTAACATCTACAAACGTAATTTCTAAATTAGATTCTATCGTATCTAGTATTCCAACTACTGTCTATGGTAAACAAGATTTAGTTATATATGTTTCTACAAACGTAGCTAAAGCATACCAACAAGCAACTTCAGGTCAAACATCTGCAACATCTTATGGTGCTAATGGATACAACAATCAATTCACTATCGGTGAAAAACCATACAATTACAATGGTATTGATTTAGTACTTTGCCCAGGTTTAGGAGCTAACGTTGCTATCGCAGCACAAAAATCTAACTTATTCTTCGGTACTGGTTTGTTATCAGACCAAAACGAAGTAAGAGTGTTAGACATGGCAAATCTTGATGGTTCTCAAAATTATAGAATTATCATGAGATACACCGCAGGTGTTCAATATGGTATCGGACAAGATATCGTATACTACGGAGCATTCTAATAAAACTTTATAAAAGGTGAGGAGTAAAATAAAAAAGAAACTCACCTTTTTTTTAACTAACACAATAAACGGGAAAATATTATGGCATTAACAGGTCTAAATTGTCAGTTATCTGCAGGACGTAACGAAGTATGTAAGGAATCCGTTGGAGGTATACAAGGTGTTTATTTTATAAATTACTCAACAGGGTCATTTACTAAAGTAAATAACGAAGTAACCGTCATTCCATCAGGAAGTACTTTATACTATTACGAACTAAAAGGAACATCGGCATACACAGAGACAGTTAATTCATCAAGAGAAAATGGTACAACATTCTTTTCACAGGATTTGACATTGAACTTGAAGAAATTGACTAATGAGATGACTACACAATTGAAGTTGATGGCTTATGGTCGTCCTCAAATCATTGTATGGACACAAAACGGTCAAGCGTTATTGTTAGGTGAAGTCGAAGGATGTGATGTAACTGCGGGAACTATTCAGACAGGTGGAGCATTGGGTGACCTTTATGGTTATTCAGTTACGCTTCAGGGTCAGGAGAGATTACCAGCAGCATTCATATCAGGCTCAACTACAACAAGTGCGTTAGGTGGATTAACTCAAAACTTCTCTGTTGTATATGGTGCGTAACTAATATACAGCATAACGAATAAACAAGGTGGGACAGAGTTCCACCTTTTTTTATGCCGTAACTATTTTAAGTTCAAGCGGTGTTATTATTAGTAAATAATAAGATAATGCTACCATATTATATATCACAATCCAATTCATACACCTTTAGAACCGAAAATACGGGTTCTACCTATAATCAGTTCACTATGAGTTTAACTGATATGATGGGTTTAAACACCTTCACAGGAAGTATGAGCGGTACTGGATTTACATCCTATGAAAACATACTTGCATTCACTGCATCAATTAGTGGTGCATATGTAGGGTCTGAATACCGAATGAGAATGTTAAATGGTGATTCCGTAATATGGGATGGTACTATACAGGTATTCGCATCACAATCACAGGATAAATCAGTATATGAGAATAAGAATACTCAATATATTTCGAATACATCCGAAAACAAATATGTAATATACGAATAATATGAAACAACAACAAAACTTTGCAATTGTAAATGTAAACAATAATCAATTACCGGTTATTAACGAAGATACAAAAACTCGTTATAGTTGGGTGCCTTTTGGTGTTTATGGTGGAGATGATTTCTTTGATGCTATAGTTGCATCATGGAATGTATCTACTACTAACGCAGCAGCAATAGAAGGTATAGCCGATTTAATCTATGGTAAGGGGTTATACTCTAAGAATGAAGGGTTCAATGAACAATTACAAAGAATCATACCACAAGAGGAAACAAAACGTGTTACATTCGATTTAAAGTTGTTTGGTAACGCTGCATATCAAGTGTATTGGAATGATGAACATACAAGGGTAATCAAACTATACCACATACCAGTACAAACACTTAGAGCAGAAAAGATTTATAATAATCCTCGTGTAGAAAATTATTACTATTGTACTGATTGGCGTGACCAACGTAAAGTAAAAGATAAGAAAAAGATTCCTGCATTTGGTACATCAAATGAAAAGATGGAGTTATTGTATATAAAGAACTATTGTCCTGGATTATACTACTACTCTCTACCAGATTGGGTTTCAGCATTACAACTTGCTATAAGTGAAGGTGAGATTTCAAATCTACACTTCAATAATATTACTAATGGTTTCTTACCAGCAGTAATGATTAACTTTAATAATGGAGTTCCGGCACCTGAAGAAAGACAAACTATTGAGGATTTAGTTAGTGCTAAGTTTACTGGTACGGATAATGCTGGCCGTTTTATGTTATCATTTAATGATGACCCTGCAATGAAACCTACATTAGATGTAATTAATATTGAGAACTTACATGAAAAGTATCAGTATGTTGCAGAATATATTCAGGATAGAATCCTAGTAGCACATAGAGTTACTTCACCACTTCTTTTTGGTATTAGAACAGCTAATAATGGTTTTAGTTCTCAATCAGAAGAAATGAAAACAGCATTCTCAATCATGCAAACAATGACAGTATCTCCATTCCAAAATCTAATACTAAACGCATTAGATGGGGTTTTAAATGAAGGTGGTTGGAGTGAAACTGATTTATACTTTGAACAATTAACTCCTTTAGCTATATTATCAGAACAAGCTGCAGAGACTGATAAGACAGTTGCACAAGTGGAAGATGAAACAAATAAAGCAATGGAGAATCCTGCTATAACTGAAGATGGTGTTGATGAAACAATCAATGATGCACCAGTAAACGCAGCTGAAGAGAAATTCATAAGAAGTACACAAGCATTTTTCAAACAAAATTACGAATAAACAAAGACTATGGCATACGCATTATTTATAACAAGAAACGATATCATTAAGAACTCACCCCTACAAGGTGCTCTTGATGCAGATGCTCTATTACCATTCGTAAGAACAGCACAAGATAAATACTTAAAGAATCTATTGGGAACTGTCCTATTCTTTTATCTTCAAGATAGAATTTTAGATAACACTGTCGGTAGTTTAAGTTCGTATTATCAAGACCTCTTAGATGATTACATTAAGAATACCCTAATATGGTATGCTTGTGTTGAATACATCCCTTTTAGCAGTGTCCAATTCAAATCTAATGGTAGTGTTAAACAAACATCAGAACAAGGTTCAGCACCTTCTAAAAGTGAAATAGATTACCTTTTAGGTAAAGCATTAAACAACGCAGATTATTACGCACTACGTTTACAAAACTATTTAATCGCATATTCAAACAATATACCACAATATCTTGAATCAGTTGGCAATCAGACTCAGATTTATCCTGACCAATCGAATCAATATTTTGGAGGTATTCAACTTTAATAACTTATGGCAGCAATAGTACATAATTCAGGTGTTAACTATACCTTGTATTATAACACAATCAATTTCTTTAAAACCATAATGAATAACCATCCCTCTATTGAGGTGGTTACACATGGTGATATAGTAGATTTTGATTCTAGAGAGTATCCGGCATATCCAATTGGAAACGTAAACATTTTAACTGCTGATTTTAGTGAGAATACAACGAACTATTCGATTGTATTAACCATTGCTGATAAGATTAAAAATCTTAACAATGATTCAGGTGTTAGAACGAATGCACAAACAATACCCTTTAAGGGAGTGGATGATACAGTTGATATACATGCTAATACGTTAGCAATTCTAAATGATTTAACATCATACGTTCAGAGGGGGGTGGACGGGTTTGAAATAAACGAACTCATAACCTGTACCAAATTTGAAGAAAGGTTCAATAATGGTCTCGCTGGTTGGACAGCAGAGTTCACATTAACTACCCACAACGACCGCGACCGTTGTCTTTTTTTTTTGATAACACCGGAGCAAGTTAATGATTATAGAATATCGGCGTGTTTAAGTGGGATGGAATATTACGCTACCTTCGCAAGTGAGGTAGTACCAGGACAAGTAATGAGTACGGTCAAAACACCGGGAGCATCAATTACTTATCCAAACTTAATTTGTTATAGAATAGAACAACAGGTGGATGTTCCTGAAAGTGAGATTGATTATTCAAATCTTCCAGTCTTAGCATTACCTGTAGCAAATTATGGAACGTGTGAAGAATGTGAATTGTGGATAAATCCAAAAGTATGGAAAACAACACCAGCAACGTGGGGATTAGCTCCATACGCTGATTTTAGGACATGGGCAACAACATAAAATAAAAAAATAGAATATGGGTAATTTAAATAATCTTTATATATCAGCATCATTTCAATCCCTATTACATTTAGGGAATGATAGTATTATATCTTCTTCATTAGTAGGAATACAAGATGGATTTGGTAATTCAGTTGGTATTGCAGTAAACTCTGCAGGAGATTTATCATTAAGTGGTAGTTTAACTGCATCTCTTCAACAAGGATATGTATGGGTAGGTAATTCAGTAAATAAGACTGTTTTAGTTCCAACATCATCATTTGCTGGAGGTGGTAGTGCAACTTGGCCAGTTAGTGGTACACCATCAGGTATCGTATCTGGCTCATCTCAATTAACATCATCTTACGATAGTAGATATGCACTAAGTGGTAGTATCAATTTAACTTCGTTAAATCAATTTACTGCATCACAAGAAACAAAGAATAGTACACTTGCAACATATACTGGTAGTGTTAATACTCAATTAACTAATTTAAGTACATCACAATCTATCGATAATCAGAAATGGATAAATATCTCTACTCAATCAGGTAGTTGGGGTGGTGGTGGAACTATCAATACAGGTAGTTTTGCAACAACTGGTTCAAACGTATTCGTAGGTGAACAATATATTAATGGAGGTAGACATCTTCAAATAGAACGTTCATCAACAGGTCCTTCACAATATCTTCGTTTAGGACCAACTGATAATGAAAACAACTTTGCATTCATTGTAACTGGTAGTGGTCAAAATCCTGGACAACAAGTATGGGGTATTAACGTAGGTGGTGGTATATGGGCAAACTCATTTGATGGAGGTGTTGCATTTAACAATTATGTTTCTGCATCTAATGGTATTCAAATTGGTAGAGGTACTGATGATGAGGGAGGTAGAAACGCATTAAATATATCTCGTCAAAGTGCACAAACTGGTATTCAAATCAATCAAACAGGTGTTGGTGCAAGTTGGTTCATCGGTACAAGAGAGAATAATAATGGTAACTTAATTATCTCATCTTCAGCACAAGATAGATACATTGAATTTGTAAGTTCATCGGGTTGGATAGAAGTTAATTCTCAACAAACTAACTTTAATGGTAACGTTTCATTACGAAGTAGAACTGATGCTAGAAATATATTCACTGATTTAGGTAATGGATATACTGCACAATTCGATATAATTTCAGGAAGTAATGCGAATATCTCTGGTAGTTTATATGTTGGTGGAAACAAACAATTTAATGTTGGTGCATTTCAAAGTAATATCACACAATCAGGTTCTGCAAACGTTTCACAATCTATGCAATTTGAAGTAACTGATATATCAAAAGGTGTATCAATTGCATCTAATAGTAGAATTACCCTAGCGAATAGTGGAACATACAATATACAATTCTCTTCACAATTTGATAGAGTGACTGGTAGTGGAAATGATACAGTATATGTTTGGTTAAAGAAGAATGGAGTTAATTACAATTCATCAGCAGGAGTATTAACAGTTAGTGGTGGAGCTAATCAAGCAAAAGCATTGGCAGCATGGAATTATGTAGTTGAATCAACTAGCAGTGATTATTGGGAATTGTGTTGGCAAACATCTGATACTAATATTAAAATGATTACATTCCCTGCAAGTGGTAATATACCAGCAGTACCATCAGTAATCCTAACGGTCACACAGGTAAAATAATATGGCAGAGTTAGATAAAGCAGTTAAGAAAACTCCTACACTTGCACAAGTAGCTAACCTTATCAAAGATAAGGCAGTAGCACTTGCACCAAAGAGAACTGGTAATCTAAAAAATAAATTAAATACATACAACAGGCCATCTGGGATGGTGAAACAACAAGTGAGTGGTAAGAAGAGTATATCTCTTTCATTTACTTTAGATGTTTCACCTCCTGGAGCAGAATATGGTAAGTATTGGAATGACCCTAACGTATCTGATTCAGTTCGTAATGGTAAAACAAAGAATATTCCTGGTAGTATTAACTTCGCTAATAAAGCATTAGAAGATGCAGAAGTTAAACGAATGATTGATAAAGTCATTTCAGATATGACAAATGATATAGTGGGTTATTTCAAATCAGAAGTGAAGAAGTTATAGGCTTCCACCATTTTTTGAAATTTTATGGTTATTATAATTATACTAGAATAAAAACATATGTCATTATCAATAACACAAACACCGGCATTAGTATCCCTTGCACAATCTCCGATTATATTTACTCTATCGGAGAATACACCTGTATATACATCATCTTCATTTCAATATGTAGGTGAATTATATTATTGGACAGGGTCACTAACTAATTCGGCTTCACTAGCACAATACACAATTTCAAAATATCCTAACTCACAAAATGTTGGTATTTTTGATTTGAATAGAATTATCAATTCTACTCTTACGAGTTATGCACAAGCAAACTCATCATCAGTTGAATATTTTGCAGTAGATTTCTATTGGCAATACTATAATGGTACTTCATATGTAACAGGCTCTCACCTTCGTAGTTCAACTTATAAAGCATTAGATGGTTATGGAATATTTCAAGAACCAATCGGACAAGCAGTTTATAATAAAACTCCACATTGGCCAATAATGAGTGATGGACCGGTAACACAATCGGCATTCACAACAAATTATGGTCAGATGGGTGTGTACGTTGGTGATGCAGGAACTACTACTCCAACAAAGATAGTTTATACTTCAGCATTAGGAACTGCAGATTATGCAGTTAGTGCAACAACATCTACTACTGGACAAATCGTTAGATTCCCCATAGGACCTGCACAGAGCGGGTTTCCTTTGAGTGGATTGATTGAATCGTATAAAGTTCAGGCATACAATGGTGCATCTCCTCTTGGAACTCCTATTACGTTTAACGTAGTATGTACTGACAAGTATCCTAACATTAGAATTAAGTGGAAAAACAGATATGGTCAGTTTGATTACATGAACTTTAATATGGTTAATCGTCAATCATTCTCAACTGAAAGAAAAACTTACCAACCACAATTAGGTAGTTGGGAAGGTTCAACCCTTTCATATCAAAACTATGATTCAGCAAATCTTGCGTATATCGTAGATTCTAAACAAGGTATTTCAGTAAACACAAACTGGTTACCAGAAACATATAACGAAATCCTAAAACAATTATTAGTAAGTGATGAAATATATTGGGTACAAAATGAATCAACTGATTCAGTAATGCCAATTACAGTTACTACACAAAATATAGTATTCAAAACTGGTGTTGTGGATAAATTAATCCAATATCAATTTGAATTTAACTTAGGTCAACCTTACAAACTAATCATGTAATGAGTATAATTTCAACACAAGGTTTTACTTTCCGATTAATGGCAAGTGGAAGTGATGGATATCAACAATTAGACATCTTTGATGATGAAGATATAACCATATCCAATAACATCACAGGTCTTTTTGATATAGGTGTTCTTCCATCAGATTTTACAAAAGATATAACTCTTCCTGGTTCAAAAGTAAACAATGCTTTCTTTGAACACGTTTATGATATATCAATTGATAATCCGTATCTATTTGCAACTAACCAAAAGGTTGCAGCATATTTTGATTTTGATTCGGTATACCTTTCACAAGGTTATTTACAATTAAATTCAGTAAATGTTAAAGCAAATAAGTTTATTGAATCATACAATGTAACTATTTATGGTGCACTTTCATCATTTGGTAGAGATATTAGTAGATATTTTCTTACTGATTTAACTTCTCTTTCAGTATACAATCATACTTCATCGTATGATAATATAGTAAAAAGTTGGAGTACAAGTAGTGCATTGTTTAATGGTGATATTGTTTACCCACTTGCAGATTACGGACAAGGATGGCAATATACACCATCTGATGTCTACACAGGTATAGATTCAAATGAAGGTGCATTAAATGTACAAGATTTTAAACCTGCTATTAGAATAAAACCCGTAATAGATGCAATATTTAACGAAGCAGGATTTACTTATACATCTTCATTCTTAAATCAAGATTTTATTAATGATATCTATTTGGTTTGTAATAATTCCCTAAGATATCCAGAATACCCAAATGTGGATTTAGAAACATTAGGTGTGGTAAAATTATCACCTCTTTCAGGAAGTGGTACTGATTTAATTGTACCTCAAGAAACAATTACTAATTTACCCTGGTATAATGTTGAAAAAGACCCATCAGGTGTTGTTGGCAGTAATTCGTCTTATAAAATTACATTAGACCATAGTTCATCCTTATCAGGCATAATTAATTTAAATATCAATATGTCTGGCTCATTAGGTGGAGCAACATGTGAACTTATTGTTAGAGATACAGGCTCATTATCAACAGTATCCCTTACTACATTACCTAACATTAGTAATTACTTTTTTGATAGAACATATCAAGATTTTGCTGCTGGTAATACTGGACAAAATCAAACTACTCAAGTTCAACAAGAATTTAGAACTTCTCTATTAGGACCGGGAACTTATTATTTTGCATTAAATTGGAGAGACCAATTTAACGCACCATATAACAACTTTTTATTTACATTAGACCCTGGTGCTACATCAAAATCTTATATAGAAATTAAGAAAGTAAATCAAGCAGCTGATGGTGAAGTATTAGATATACCTTCCAATATGCCATTTGGTACAACTGGAATTAAACAAATTGATTTTATATTAGGATTACAAAAGAAATTTAATTTAATAATTTATCCATCTAAAATAAAACCTAATGAATTTTTAATAGAAACGTTTAACACTTGGTATAAACAGGGTGAAAGAAAAGATTTTAACAAATATATTAATTTAGATAATACAATAGAAGTTATTCCAGCAAATAATCTTGCTGTAAATGAACTTACTTTTGGAGATACATTAGACCAGGATTACATTTCACAACAATTTTCTAAAGAAGCAAATAGAGAATTTGGTAAACAATATTATATTGATACTGCTAATTATTTCTCACAAGGTAAGTTTGAAGTAAAAACAACATTTGCATCAGACCCTCTGATTAGATTAGCAGGAACAGGTTTATCTGGTAGTGTTGGTGGAATAAATCCACAACCAACTGAATACTTAGTTGGTACACTTCATTATGGTTATTCATATTATGCACCAGATACTTGTAATTCTTCTGCTTATATAATAACATATACTGATACTGGTAGATTACAATCAGGTCTTATAGCATATGCTGATGCATATGGTCAAAGTCCAATTAGAGGATTACAATTTGTGGTAGACCCATCATCATATGAAATTTATACTTTAAATCCTTCAACCGGTGAAATAGGATACGGAACGGGTTATTACTGTTAAAAAAAATAATTATGGCAACACAAAGAATACCAATTTATATACCAGTTTACATAAGCAGTGCAACATTTCAACCTGCAAGAGTATTACCACGTATTTTATTTTTTAATGGAATGATAGGATGCGAGAGTTTTTATATTGCAGATGAAAATAATGGTGCAAGACAACAAGATGCATTTCCTTATTTTGATAACTATAATGTAGTATCAGGTAGTTTTCCAACAACTGATTCAGAATCTTTACTTTTTACAAATGAAACTGCTGTATATGGTCAAACACCAACTACAAGTTTGTATACTCAATATTGGGAAAAATATATTCAATTATTATACAATCCTAGAACAAGATTAATAAATGCTAGTGCAATAATTCCATTAAAGGATTATTTCGATATGGAATTGAATGATATAGTAAACTTTAGAGGAAACTATTATCATTTAAGAGCAATTAATGATTACTCACTAAAAACTGGTCAATGTAATATTCAGTTATTAGGACCAATTATTACTGATTCGTTAAGTAAATAAATAAAAGTTATGAAGTGGATTTCATCCCAACCTGCAACACTCTACTATGCATGGCAAGTAGAAGTGTACATTAAAAATTTTATTGAAAATGGTATTAATCCAAAAGATATACACGTCATATTTGTTTATGATGTTGAAATTCCAAATGAAATTAAACAGATTGCTGAAAAGTATTCTGAAGTGGGGTTCTATTTGTATCCCGATACTAGACCAGATACCAACTATATTCCTTCCATTTATTTTAATGGGATAAAACAACATTTTAAAGAGTTTCCAGAGTTAGAGGAGGAAGTTGTGATGTTTCATGATTCCGATACAATTCTATTGAGACAATGGAGTTCTAATCATCTTCTAAATGATGATATATGGTATTTTAGTAATACCAATGCGTATATTAACTATGATTACATTATGTCCAAAGGCCAAGATGTATATAGAGGTATGTTAAATATAGTTGGGTTAGATGCATCGATACCAAAATTGAATAATGCTAATAGTGGAGGTGCTCAACACCTAATTAAAAATACTAATTGGGAATTTTGGGATAAAGTAGAAAGTGATTCTATAGCACTATATAAATTCTTTTGTGAAATAGAACCATACTATGTTAAAAGACACGAATCTGATTATCCTATTCAGAAATGGACTGCAGGAATGTGGAGTTTATTATGGAATAGTTGGAAGTTTGGTAACGAAGTTCGTATCTCACATGATATGAGTTTTTGTTGGGCAACCGATGATATAAAGGCGAAAGAAGGAAAACAATTTCTACATAACGCTGGAGTTACTCCTGACCGGCTAGATTTGTTTTTTAAAGGAAAGTGGATAGATAATGTACCTTACCATAAAAACCTTCAAATAAACCCAAATTATTGTTCTTCTGAATATTATAAATGGATACTGAATGTGGAAGTAGAATCGCCACTCACTAACTTATAGAAATTAAATTGTTATTAAAGATATGATTAAATTGATTATTGACTTGTTGCAAATAAACCCATACTATGGTGTATCTAAAAAGATGAACATAGCTAAGGGACAAAATGCAATACCAAAGACTTGGAAAGGTTTATGGGAAAACATTAAACGAAGATTATGGCCGATAAGAAAGTAACTATCGATATAGAGATAAACGCGGATATAGAACCTACTATTGCGAATTTAAAAGTTTTAAAGAAGCAATTAAAGGAAACTGCAGCTGGGTCTGAAGAGTTTAAGAAAATATACAATCAAATTGATGATTTAGAGGATAAAATTAAATCAGCTAAAAATACATCTTCTGATTGGATTGATTCATTAGAATCTGCAGGTGGTCCTATTGGTGTATTAGGTGCTGGATTAAATAAGGCAAAAGTAGCTACTCAATCCTTTGGTGCAGCCCTAAAAGCAACAGGTATTGGTTTAATAGTTGCATTAATCGCAGGATTAGTAGCAGCAATTGGTAATTCAGAAAGAGCTACAAAAAAACTTCAACCAGTATTAGAAGGATTTCAAAGAATCCTTAATGGTGTATTTGCTGCAATAGAACCCTTATTTGATGCTCTAATTGATTTGGCTACTAAGGCAATGCCTTATGTGACAGAAGGATTTAAAGTTGCATACTCTGCAATAACATCATTCTTACAAGGTATTGGTAAAATAGGAAGTGCACTTAGTAAGTTATTTAAAGGTGATTTTGCAGGTGCATGGGATGATGCTAAGGCATCGGTTACTGAATTTGGTAAAAGATATGAAGAAGCAAATGCAAGATTTGAAGCAGGTTCAAAAGAGTTAACCAAAAAAGAGAAAGAAGAATTAGATAAACGAAAAAAAGATAGAGAAGAATTTCTTAAAAAGAAAGCAGAACAAGAAAAACAAGCAGCAGAAGAGGCTAAGAAGTTAAGAGAAGAAGATTTAAAAACAATTATGGAAGGCCAGAAAGAGGCGTTCTTAGAATTGTTATCAGAAAGAGAACAAGAAGAGTATAAGGTAAATGAACACTATTCATCACTTATTGCTCTTGCAACAAAATATGGTGAAGATACAACCACTCTTAAACAGGCACAAGCTGATAAGTTAAGAGAGATTGATGAAAAATATAAGAAGGAAGAAACTGAAAAGGCTGAAAAAGAAGCTGAAGAACAAAAGAAGAAACGTGAAGATTTTGCAGCATATATGCGAGAGAATTACGAGAATCTTAAAAAGATGGAAGCTGAGAGGGAACAATTAACATTTGCAACTAATCAGGCTATAGACCAAAGTTGGGTAGATTTAGGACAAAATATTTCTAATATCATCGGTTCAATAAAGGGTGTATTCGAAGATGGTTCAGATGCAGCTAAAGCATTTGCAATTGCACAAATTGTAATTAATGCAGCATCATCTATTGGTCAAATATTAGTAAATAATCAAGCAGCACAATTTGAATATAATAAAGCAATTGCTACAGGTAATGCAGCAATCTTAATGGCAATTCCAAAATTAGTAAATCCACTTACTGCACCATTAGGTATCGCGGAAGCAGCAGCAGGTAAAGCTGCAATTGCAGGAGCGATAGCAGGTAAGGCTGCATTAAAAGTTAGTACTGGTTTACAAATTGCTACTGTCGGTGTATCATCTGCAGCACAAATTGCAGCAGTATTATCTTCTAAGAGTTCGGGTGGTGGTGGAGGAAACACCGGAGGTGGAGGAGGTGGAGTAGCAACAGGTGGAGGAGCAGGAGCAATTCCAGCACCAACAGTTGGACCTACTGCAATACCACAAATACAAAGTGGACAGGGAGTTAATCCTACACAACAAATTGGAGAAACAATTGCTAAATCACAAGGGACTGTAAGAGCATATGTTGTAAGTAAAGATATTCAGACACAAGGTGCTTTGGATAGAAGAGCAAGTAGAGCTGCAACCTTCAATGGTGGCTAGTTACTACAATTTATGATTTAATTGTTATTAAAGATATGAAACTATACGAATTAAAAATACAGGATGACACAGATGAAATTTTTGCAATTTCATTAGTAGAATCTCCTGCTATAGAATCTGATTTTATTTACTTTGGAAAAGAAGAGATTCATTTTGCTAGTGTAGATACAGAACAAAGATTGATTTTAGGACCAATACTTATTGCTGATAAGCCTATTTTAAGAGTAGATGGTGAAGGTCAACCTTACCACGTATTTTTAAAGAAAGAGACAGTAAAACAATTAGCTCAAAACTATCTTAAAAGTAAATATACTGATAAAGCAACATTAGAACATGGTAAATCCATTAAAGGTGTTGATTTAGTAGAGAGTTGGATTAAAGAAGGTTCATTTGATAAATCTAACAAATATGGTTTGAATTTACCAGATGGAACATGGGTAGGTGTATTTTCAGTAGATAAATCACCTGAAGGTGAAAAGATATGGAATGATTATGTTAAGACTGGAAAAGTAAAAGGTTTCAGTATTGAAGGAACATTCACACATGATTTAGTTCATGCATCTAAAGTAGAAATTGATAAAGATATAGATGAAATGACTGAAGTAGAAGCAGAGATATTCTTATCTACTTTAAGAGCATTAATCAAAACAGATAACCGATTCAAATCAAAAAAAAAAGTTGAGATGGAATCGTACTCTGATTACGGAGATAGTGTAAGAAATAACGCTAAGAAAGTATTAGAGTTTGTAAATAAGAATGGTTGGGGAAGTTGTGGTACTCCAGTTGGCAAAATAAGAGCAAATCAATTGGCAAATGGAGAACCTATTTCGATAGAAACTATTAAAAGAATGTACTCATATCTTAGTAGACATGAAGTAGATTTAGAATCATCAAAAACCTATTCAGATGGATGTGGTAAATTGATGTACGATAGTTGGGGTGGTAAAACTGCATTGGGATGGAGTAGAAATAAATTGAGAGAGTTAGGTGTGTTAGTAGAAAGCGAACAACCTTCAATCTCATCTTCTTATCCAGGTGAAGTTGCTAAAGTTAAAAAGAAAAAAGATGACACCAAATAACGTATTTCAGAAGATACAAGAATTTGTAGGTACTGAAATTTCAGTAGATACATTCTTATCCTTACTAAAAACATCTAGCAAGAGTGATAAAATGAATGTTAGATGGAGAACGGAAGGTTCTGCAGATGGAAGTGGTAAACCACCCCACACTGCACAATACTTAATGTGGTGGGATTCTAATGAATATGTAGGTGGAGATGCTGGTGGTAGTGATACTAAAGAATTACAAAACCAATTGAATCTGCGAGTAACAGATAATAGTGGTAAATGGAGAACACTAAGTTATGATAACATAGATAGTGTAACCTTCAAAAACAAAAAATATATTATAAAATAAAAAATAGAAATTATGAGCAAATTATTCAACCAACAATCTTATATTGAGAACGGACAGTTTTCTGGAGGATTAAATGTAACGGGTTCAAACAACCCTCTACCATTCGTGGCAGGTGGTTTATATGTTGGACAAGTAGGTAATTTAGTTGTAAAGACAGTAGATGGTTCGGTATTAACATTCGTATCAGCTAGTGGATTTATTCCTGGATTAATAACACAAGTAACTAACGCTACAGATGCTAACATGTATATCGTAGCATTAAAATAAAAAAATATGCCTCTATACATTTCAAATACAAATAGAGTAGAAACTTTGCAAGGAGCTACAAGACGTGGTATAAATTCTACTACGACTACTACTCTTTCGCCTCCATATGAATCATTTTGGTGGGCAAAAGCTGGTGATTTCCAAAGTGGCTCTATTGGTGGAGAATGGTTTCAGGCCGATGAAATAACCAATTGGAGTGTAACTGGACCGGGTAAATTCTTTGGTGGAGCTAAAGCAATTAACTGGGATACAGATAATCCTCCTCCATTAGTAAGTAATAACTTTGGTTTAACTCCTTATGGTGGAGCTGATAAATCAAATACAACAAGTATTTGGCGTTCACCATTCTCCGTAGATTTTGATGTAAAAGCATCTATCTTTGGTAAAGTTTGTACTTTTACAAATAATTATACCACTGGTTCTGGTAAGTGGATGTTAGCAACTTATGTACCATATAGTGCAAGTACTGTCACTTATGAATTTGTACCACCATCCTCTTCAATTCAGAGATGTGTTACATATCCATATTTAACTTATTTTGCTGCACCAATGGTTGGTGGTTATGGTGATGGTAGTTATACCGCATCAGTAGCACCTTCTGCATTTGGAGCTGATTGTCAATACGATACTGATTGTCAATGTATCTATTGTTACAATGATTTAGCATATACAGGTGGAGATACATTACCATCAGGTTCTAGTCCATGTGCAGGTGCAACAACTACAACAACAACATCTACAACAACAACAAGTACAACAACAACGACTACAACTACAACAACAACAACTGCATCATTAGTAACTTATCAAGTTGACTACTTAATCGTAGGTGGTGGAGGTGGTGGTGGTTCACAAGAATCCGTTAATAATAACTTAGGTTCAGGTGGTGGTGGAGCTGGTGGATTCCTATCAGGCTCATTATTTGTAACTCAATCACAAGCTTACTCATTAGTAGTAGGTACTGGTGGTGGTGCAGATGTGAGTGGTAATAATTCAACAGCATTTACTTTAACTGCTATTGGTGGTGGATATGGTGCAATTGCAGGTAATACTGCAATAGCAGGAGCAAATGGTGGTTCAGGTGGTGGAGGTGGTTCACGTGGTGGAGCACTTTCAGTAAATGCTCCTGGTACAGGAACTGCTGGTCAAGGAAATAATGGTGGAGATGCCACATTAGAATCAGTTGGAGCTGGTGGTGGAGGTGGTGGAGCTACTTCTGCAGGTTCAACTCCGGCTGCATCAACTTATGGTGGTGGAGGTTCTGCTAAACTTTGGTTAAATGGAACTGCATACTCTAAAGGTGGTGATGCTGCAGGTAGAGGTACAACTAAATTCTCAGCAGTTGCTGGAGACCCTAACACTGGAAATGGTGGTGGTGGTATCAAAGCAACAGGTGGAGGAAGTGGTGCTAGTGGAGGAAGTGGTATCGTAATCATTAGATACGTTTCAGGTAGTGCATCAGGTACTGGTGGAACAATTACAAATTCAGGTGGATATACATACCATACATTTACAGGTAGTGGAACATACACAGGTTAAAAATAAAATTAAAGAATATGCCAATCAATCCAGGAAAAAAAGAAACAGAAGAAGAATTTATCAGTAGATGCATGAGTGAAGAAACTGCTAATTATGAAAGTGACCAAGCATATGCTATTTGTAAATCCAAATGGGATAGTGCTGAAGAAATGACTAAGAATATTAATAGGTTCAACACTTTGAAAACTTTGATTAAACAATCATAAAATGAATTTCAATAAATTTATACAAAAATTACAAGAAGTAGGGTGTCCTCCGGCAACGCAGAACATCCCACTTAATCTTGCTAATAGACAAAGAGCAATTGATGAAGCAAATTACGGCCCCCTTAACCCTAACGAACCGAATGAGGATTATTGGAAAGAGAAAGCAAATCAATTTGGTGGAGATATCCCCTCAGCAAAGAAAGCATTGTGTGGAAATTGTGCGTTTTTCGTACAAACCAAAAAAATGTTGGATTGTATTGCAGGTGGAATAAATAATGAAAATGAATGGGATACCATCGATGCTGGGTCATTAGGATATTGTGAGGCATTTGATTTTAAGTGTGCAGCAAGTAGAACATGTGCAGCATGGGTAGTCGGTGGTCCGATAACTGATTAATTATGGATACCTTAGAAACTAGATTATTACAATTAGAATTAGATTCAGAACATTGTAAAAGAGATATAGATGAATTAAGAGAAATTCTTATAACTCTTTCGTGGACTATAAATGAAATTGATAAAAAGATAGAAAAGTTAATAGAAGATATTAAAGTATAGGCAATCTCTAAACACCCAAGCCTATAGAGGTAAAGAAGTTAGAATAGGTTATAATCCAATTCCTAGCGGGCAAGGAGATGATGAATATATAAAAAGGTAAGATTACCTTAAAAAGAAAAAGGAATGGTAAAAACCACTCCTTTTTTAATGCAATCAAATTCAGATTACTTTGATTGTTGTTTTAGATTCTTAATCTTCTCCCTATAAATTACTTGTTGTTTTGCTTTACGTTTTATAACTGATGGTTTAAGATATTCCTTGCGTTCTCTTAATTCTATCAAATGACCCGATGCTTCAACCTTACGTTTAAATCTTTTTAACATCGATGCGATATCTTCACCACCTCTTCTCTCTACACTTGCATAACTTATCTTTCCCATAATATTTTTATCTTTATATATAAAACAACATTTTTAGAATTTGTAGTATATATATCCGTATGGGAGACGTGATACATCTCCCATATTGTATTGTTTATACCCCTCGTTCCTAATACCGCCATTTTATACGAGGGGTTTTTGTTTGCCTAAAAGTTTTTCGTATATTTGGAAATCTCATTAAAACTAATAAAATCCTTAAATCGTTAGTTTTACACATTCGCCGTAACTTATTGATACTCAATTACTTCGTATATACGGATATATTTATATAAAAATATATGGTAAAATGTTTGGAAATACCGATTATTCTTCGTAGATTAGCTTTGTTGATGAGGTTATCAACATTAAAACATAAAAAAATGAAAGTTAAAAGTAGAACAGAGATTTTAGATTTATTTGCCCGTTTTGGATACAATGTAATGTTTGGTAAACAATACAAAGATATGGGTGATTACAACCAAATTAGAAACATTAATGATGCAATTCAGTTATTTAGTGAATTTGGGTATGAGGTTGAGTATCAACGAGTTACGAAAAACACTAAAAATAATTCAAAAAAATATACCAAATAATTTGGTAATATCAGCTATTCTTCGTAGATTAGCTTTA